GATGACCCAGCGAGGAACCAGCACCAGAGAAGCGGAGCATCCCGTAAAGTGATGGCTGTTTAGTCTGCTCGATGCATTCATCCAAATAAGAATAAAACACATCCGGATCAACCTCAAGTTCCTTGCAGCGTCTAAAAAACTGCATCTTACTAAAGCCAAAATCGGCGAGCCGAGTAACGTTTTCGTCACCTGGCCCGAACTGGTTTCCGTAATAAGCCCCAGGGCCAGGTAGCATAGAGCGAACCAGAGAAGTAGTATGCCTCCGCTGCAGCACCCAAGCCTGGAACCAGATCAACATCTGCTCATAATCGTTTTGCTCTTTGCTGAAAGCAGAGTTGGCTTTGAACACCGCCTCAGCCTGGAATGAATCAGCCGGATCGGTATATGATTGGACATCGTTCGTGGGAGCAGGGATCAAATCATTCGTCATTCGTAACTCCTTATAAAACCCATCTCTAGTAGATCAAACAGAACAAAGCCAGCGACCACCCCGTAGAACAATGGCGGTTGAACAAAGCTATCCGTCAACCGCCACAACTGAAAGTGGAAGTACAACACTCCGTAAACGACCAGGAAAATTACAGATCTCATTAGAATGCAACCCCATATTTTTCAACATTACGAATCCATAACCTTGCTGTATTAGCAGTTACCCCCATCGTGTCAACTAATAATTTTATCGTTGCGGGATCATATTTCTGTCTTGAATGAGAAGCATACGTTGCAATGTTATATCCACCGTTCGTATCATGGGTTTTGAAATTATCAAAATACCATTGCTCAATTTCTCTAACCTCATCTTTTGTAATCGAGCCTGGGAATTCCTCCAACACCCGAAACTTAAAACTTTCAGCCCCATACTTATTCCAAGCGTTCTGTAAAACAGGATGGTGCTGCCCTTTGTTATTATTCAATAGAGATCGCCAATTGTCCCACCTATCCGCAAACGTTGTTTGAGTCGATCCGATATAAGTTTTATTATTCACTTTATTTATGATGATATATATTCCGCTCATTCTTCCCTCTAGATATTTCTATAAATAATATTCCGAATAGTAGAACCTGCAACTCCAGAAATAAAAAAGCGATTCCGTTTCCAGGGTAGGATGTGAGGAATCGCTTTCTTATAAATTTTAGCACATCCTACCCAACATTCATTTTACCACAGATCATTCATTGAACCTCCAATGGGGTGGGCTGACTTTCACCAGCCAGTATCCTGCGATAGAGTAGCACCCCATCAGTTATAGATTACATCGCTGGTGGCTGACCAGAATTGGCGAGATCCACTGCAGCGTCAACAGACTTACCAAGGTCTCTGTGGCCCCGATAAAAACGCATCCAGGATATAGCAGCGACCGATGTGGCCCATCCAGTAGAGCAACGAGCCAGAGCATTCTCAGCAGCAAAAGTATTCTCAGCCAGCCCCTCATTGACAACCGCATCATAAATAGCAGCCGTATCAACCTTAGCCTTCTCTTTCGCCGGAGCTTTCTTCTTGCCCTTTCGTTTTGGGGGAACCTTCGTAGGATTATCTTTTGTGATCGTGACATCCGGAGATCCACCGGTCGGAAGATCCTCAAGATCCTGGGTAAATATATCTGACATATCCCCAACGATCAAAGCATTGGAAACCATCGAACGTTTCTGGCCCATCTTCTGAATTGTGTTTACGATATCAGCGGGATTGGGATTCGGAATCTTTCCAAGCTGCTGGCCAACAATGACATCAGGACCAAAGGTAGCACCGCAGCCTCCCATCTTGATCCAGCAATAGTAACCACCATCATTCTTAGACTTACGCAGACCCTCGCCACAAGTAGGGCAGATCGGCTTTGCAGTCCGGTAACGATATTTTTCTTCCCAGGAATTACAGGAAGCTTCAGAGGAAGCAATCAATTCCCCATCTTTGACCCAATCACATCGGTAGCGATAATAGAAAAACGGTTCACCGCCATGATCATCCCCCAGCCAATCCTCAGTATAATCAACCAAGTGAAAAGCAACTCGGACCCCATAAAGCTTGGCGATCTTTTCAGCACCTGGTTTCAATAAAGTCGGACGGGATCCCGTTCCAGGGATAGTCCCATAATCGGTCCCGTCAACCATCAAGGCTTTTACAAAAGCCTGTTTAGCATCATACGCAGCCTTCAACTCTTCAAGAGATGCGACCGGAACCAGTAGGCCAGTAGGGGAGTGAACAGATAGAGCTTTATCATCAGACATATTATCCTCCAGGATAACTAGAATAGAAACGAACCTTCCGCATCAGCGAAAGCGTCTTCAGGAATCAGGATATCGCCACAGACTGTACAGACCTGGACCATCTGCCTGGAATCGCACAGCTGGCCAGCAGCGATATACATGTAGCCAATCTCATCATCGATCAGAGATTCAGCGGGATGTTGACATTTATTTGGGGTGGGGGTTTCAAGGGAATCTTCCATACTCGGCTCCTCGGTAGACTTATAGTATAGCATAGGTTTCACTTATTTGAAACGTAAATCATAACCAACCTCACTAGGTTCTTCCAACAGGGACTTGCAATCCTTACAGATCCACTCGACCCCTTTCCAATCCCATGCCCAGGGATACTCACGCCGGACATTGATCCCACAGTCCTTGCAGATCGGCTTCCCACAATGATCGCACTGGCGGTCGCTGGCCTTGAAATGCAAGGTTCCTTCAGGGACACCATCGAAATGGATCACAGGGACCACGCCCTTATGAAATGAGATTGGTGGCTTTGGACACTGACATCTAACTTTAATATTCATCAATCACCTTCCTTGAATAGATTAGTTTGCCGACCGAACTCAACCAGGGCAGCAGCCTCCAGCTGGTAAGCGGTCCAGAACAGATCCTTCGCCCTGGCCTCAAGCTCAGCCTCGCAGAACTCACGAACCTCAGCCAGGGAAGTAGCCTTCCAATAACCTCCCTTACGACCACCAGTGGACAGGATCAAAGCCCCATCACGCCGGAGATCTCGAATAGTATTCCGGATCCTCCGCTCACCAGGCATCCGGTTTCCACCCTGATGCATAGCCCAGACCTCACGAACCTTAGCGACCAGGGATCCTCGTGACATCCGCTGAGAATGCCCGACAGCATTCCGCAGAGCCATAAGCACACAGGACCGGAGCAGCTCATCCTTCCCGTACAGGATCCCAAAATCCACGCCGGAGTTGAACTTATCAACTTGCTTCATCGCTGGCCTCCAGAACAGGATCCAGAACAATCAACTTATCCCAATGAGCCAGATCATTGCTCACCGCAGCCAGGGCAATCAGGGACCGCAGACAAGTGGAGCGATTTTTCTCACCCAAGAGTAAGACAAGCTTGTCCAGCTGGGCCAGTTCTTCCTTAGACAATCGCAGAGCAATCAATTCTTCCATAGCCATATCAACCTCCTAAATATTCAGACAGTTTATTAATCTGCCACTTCTGTTCAGCATCCCAAGCAGCAGCCCCAGCAGCCCTAGCATCCCTAGCCGCAGCCCAAGCCGCATCCCTAGCCGCAGCCCAAGCAGCATCCATTTCTTTTTGAGTTGCTTCCCTAGCCGCAGCCCTAGCCGCAGCCCAAGCAGCAGCCCAAGCCGCATCCCTAGCCGCAGCCCAAGCAGCATCCATTTCTTTTTGAGTTGCTTCCCAAGCCGCAGCCCTAGCCGCAGCCCAAGCAGCATCCATTTCTTTTTGAGTTGCTTCCCCATTTGCAAAAAGCCTTGCGGTTTCTATTGCTTTCCGCGGTCGGTTATCTTCTGGATATTCTTTCTCGAAGATAGGTAGCACTCGTTCAGCACAATCACAAGCGAATAGACGCAGGTTCTGTTCAGATACAAACTCGTTTCTACACAACAACCAGATTTTATCTTCTGCACTAACGGTATCAAGTTTCAATACAGTTGTTGGCAACATCCACTTTTTGCCAGCAAATAATTTACTGACAGTTTCTCTGTCGTAACAGGGGTCAAAGCTCATTACTAGATCAACGGTTATTCTTTTCATGCTACACACTCCTATTATTGAATCCTATCTTGAACAAACATTACGACCACCAGAGCAATCATAAATATCACTGGTACTATACTTGCATCATCGGCTCCTTTATAATCTTTACTGTATAACAATTATATCATAACGTTATACAATGTCAAGTCAATCATATAACAAAAAAGCCCCAGGATTTCTCCCAGGGCTTCTTGAAGTATCACCTCCCGCCATTTATTTATCGGCAGCGATCCTTGTACTTACTCCGTAGCTAGAATCTTTGATCCGCTGATATTCCGATTGGGACATGTACCAGTTGATCAAAGCGAGGATCACAGCAGCAACGCTCTCTGGAATAAATTGAGTAATCTCAACAGCCACCAGGGATTGAGCCAGGACACCGAGCAAACCAGCAAACACAATAGGGACAAGTTTCTTGACAGCTGGTTTCATACGATGATAAAACTCCCAGTTTTCTAGAAGCCTCGCCTCCACGACTCCGAACAAGTACATTGCCCCGCCCCCTACAGCAAACCACATAAGCAGATCTGTAATATTATCAAACATTGTAAAGCCTCCTTTTTAAATATGCTTCCAAGTTCTATTTATAATTATATCTGATAAGCAACCACAACAACCGGATGCCCGTTGTGTGGATCCACATTGCCCAACACATCCCTGGCGAAACGGAACTCAGACCTCAATAGCTTCCCTTGCCAGGATCACAGAGTAAATGATAATCCAGAATATAGCGAGATCGAATATGGTTCTTTTCATATCAGCCTCCAATAAAATGGCCAAACAGAAGATCTACTAGTAACGCACCAGCAGTAACGAATACCCACCAGCGAATATTCTTGATACTTTTCTTCACCTCGGCAACCCAGGTCCGGATATTCCGCTGCTCCATGACCATACTTACAGCATCAGCGTCTTTGGGATCCCCATGTAATAGCTGCTTCATTTCTTCCACAGCCCGATGGCAATCAGCCCAGCCGCTCGTTACTTTCTCAACATTAGCCACCAGTCCGGCGTCACCGTTATGACCACGCAAAGCCCGATCGGAAGATACAGCCAATGCCTCAATACGGTCGAGCTGTATTTTTAGATGATCCATAGTTTTCCCATCCCTACGCTCAAGAGCTTTTAGCTCAGCAGCTGTGTATGTTTGAGCCATCATAAAACCTCACTTCAATAACGGAGCGATCAAAGACTGGAGTCCAGCATTCCATCCATCATTATAAGCCACATCGTAATTCCCGCCTACCAAAGCCTGGAGAGCAGCGACCTCAGCTTCCAACCTGGCAACCTCAGCCTCAAGCTCGGAGCAATCAACCGGATCCGGACCAGAATCCGGAGTGTACACTGGCCACACATGGGAAGCCAGCCTTGCGAAGAAGCCACAATCCCTCATGCCACGATAGGTAAACCACTGGATTCCTTCAAAGCCCATAGCCTTGACCTTTTCGTCAAACTCATCCAGCTCATCCAGAGTTGGTTCCCAGCCTTGCTCAGCACAGGCAACGCCCACAGGGAAGAACGGGAGATCTGCCAGAGCCTTCAGCTCATCATAGGACCGCTGCATCTGGGCAGCCGGATCGTTAGCCAGCATCCAATACACTTGGGGAGCATGGAAGTCGAAGAACGGGAGAATCTTTTTCCAGAGGATTTCTTGATGATAGGATGGGTAGCGATAAGAACAAAGCCCCAGAGGGAAGTCGGGCTTCCGGAGCCGGAACTCCTGCAACAGTGGAACCTGGGCCTCTGGTCGCTCCTTCATCGGAGCTTCATAATCCATCATGTAAGCCTCAAGCCCGTAGGTATCAATAGCCTCAGAAGCGATCGCAGCTTCACCAGCCGGATCGATCCCCTCATTCCAATGCCATCCATAGAAGTGAACCAGGCCAGAGATCAACCGCTGGAATCTTTCGACATCAGCTTTACCATGAGCATAGTTCCAATGATTGCCATGACAGACTTTCAAAGCCACGCCGGAGTAACCACCCTCGACTAATTTATCTTTGATATTATTCCCCATGAATCCACCATCAGCATTCAATAGGGATACGACAAACATGGTTTTGCCTTTCATCACATTCATTGAGATCTCCTTTAGCAATAAACTCTCTAACCAGGACCAGCACATTATATTAGTATCCCACCTTTTACCACATCCAGCGGATAGGCTGGTTGCGGAAAGGCTAGTTTCTTTTTCAAGTTATCGGTCAATCGTTTCTTCCAATTATCGAAGTACCAGAATATCGCTCCACCTTTTTCAGCTAATGGAGATAAAACAGCGTATACATTATGACTAAAAGCAGCAGCACTCCAATTGATTCCGACTGCAGTATTGCCCGAAGCCGAAACAACACCAGCCCACGAATAAGAGTTTACGGCAGAAACTAAGTTACTACCATAAAGTGTTGCCTGATTTCCTTGTACATAACTTGAAAGAGTAGCTTCACAATGACCAGAACCACAGAACAAACTATTGGCTACGGAAGCAGTCAAGGTTTTGGTACTCTGTGATGAGCCGGAAGTTGTATTAGAAGCATCTGTATCAACTGGAGCTTGCTGAGCGACATATCCATAAGCTGCAAATGAAACAACCCTATGCGATGGAGTACCAGACATAGCGACAGCATAATTCCCAGCCGTCTTTGGCATATCTTCAGACAAAATATAAAAACCAAATGTGCCACCGAACCAAGAAGTATAATGACTTCCGAACAAAGTCATAGCTACACCATCATAAGTCAATCCCGTCGGTTTGATATTATTCGTAGAGTAATAATTTACGAAAGCAAGTCCTACAGGGCTTGTACCGCCAGCAAACGTATGAAGGAATGAATTATCAGCATCATTCTTTGCTGAAGCAACCGAACCTAGTAAAATTGGTTTATACATTAATCATCCGTTTCTGCATCTGAAGTCCAGCGATATGCTACACCTACCAAATAAGCATCACAACCTAAAGTGTCAGATCCATTGTTAGCATCACGCCCAATCCGAATTTCAACCATCACTATATCATCTGAAACTGAACCTTCCGGAGTAACCTCAAACCATGAAGTTCTATGACGATCACCATCAGCTTGCCAGGCATCAGTAACCGTACCACCACCGGAACCAGGATCCGTTCCCATTGCACCCCCATCATCCAGCTTGTTTCCTTCGGCTTGCCAGACTACACCGCCAGCCCCACCTTCACCTGCAGCTGTTGTCCATATACATGCCAGGTACAGAGATCCAGCATCATATCTCTTTGGCATCTCTAAACTAAAATTCAAAAATTCGTCAGTATCCTTATCAAACGGAATACCCTGATGTACGATTGTCCCAAAGTCTAAGTCGATAGCTGCACCAGGAGCAGCTCCTGTTTCTGGTCGCATAGAACCGGCTGGAATATAAACAGTCTCCTCACCGATCCCCTGAGCCAGCAGAGTATTGAGATCCTCGGTAATCCCATCCATTGTGGCAGCTCTAAGAACCTCACCCACAGAATAATCATGGCCATTTATACTAGTCATTGCAACCTCCGGAATTCCGCATCAGTAAGCTTCTTCTTCGTGGGCTTGGCCTTAGCCTCGAACTCTTCAACCGGAATAGGTTTCAAGTCCTTGACCGGAGGATTAGCCCATAGATAACTCAGCACAGGATCGGAAGCATTCTCACGTTCTAGATCCTTGATAGTTTCTTTTTTATTATTGGGAGCCTTGAAATTCCCAGGATAGAATCCCATGTGTGGAGTTCTCCGAAGCCTAAGTAATTTCTCAACCTTCTTCCAATCAGCCGGAAGAACAGCAACATGTATCTCCCCATTATCCCTGGCAGCCTGGGCAGCCTCACGCTGACCCCTATGATCAAATCCCCAGACAAAGCTTCCACCAGGGAGCGAAACAGGGACCTTGGCAATCTTCCCACCATAACAAGCCCCGCAATAAAACTTGATTTCCTTCTGCGGTCCCTCTGGCTTCAACGCAGTCTTAGATCCACAGACAGGACATCGAACCAACCAGCGACCACGATTGAACCAAACATCTTTAGTTTTCATAATGCTACCCTCGCATATTCAGAATCTAATACACCGTAAGTAGTATCATCCAGGATACAAACATTCCCTGATGGAGTGGGAGCCAAGCCATAAGTACAAGCAACCAGCCCCTCGTCTCTAGACACACTCATATTGGCAATGAAATAATCATTATATATTCCAAGCCGAGGAAGATAAACAGAGATCCTCTTTCCGATATCTATATCCAAGAAAGCCTCAGCCAGGGCATCAGACCTCTCTGGATAGAATGTCAAACCCTTCACCTGGCAAATCAATTCCTGCCAGGTAGTCAACAGAGCATCAGCAGTATTTACAGCAGTATTATAATCATCCGCATAGGTCATATCGAATCGAAGAACACGCTCGCCATGCTTCCGAATAATAGCATCAGAAGATCGTGCCTCATAGGGAAGCGGATCATACATATAAATTCCTTTCCCTTTCTGCTGCATGACTGTGACCCAGAACAGAGTACCAGCAGTATTCTTGATACTCAACGTGATCGAGTTTCCAGAAGTTTTAGCTTTGCCATCATCGTCTGTAGCAACCGCAACAGTCATATCAGAAGTCCGATCGGCTCCGGTCCCATCCTCATTTGCCCTAGCAACATAATCAGTGCCAGACACCCTCGCAGCCAGGGAAGCAGATGAAACTCTCGCTACCCCATTAGGATCCCTGAAATACAAAGTGACTTCTTTAGTGACACCACCACCAATAGAAAATGACTTTTGAACTTGCCCCAGGACCACATCGGTAAGATCAATCTCCCTGGGATGAACAACCACCTGAATTACAGTCTTCACTAATCTCTCCGGATAACTGGTATGGATATCCGAAATAGAATTATCAAACATATATTGGACAACAGACTCGGTCACATAATGCTGGGAATTTTCAAACACCAATTGCTCGCCAGAGGAACCAGCATTGACGTATACCTTCCCAATCTCAGATTGAGCAGCCTTCTGGAAAACAGAGATAACAGATGTTTTTTCATCACGCTCAGAATCAAATACATACGGGAAAGTAGTCTGGCCAGTATCAAGAGAAGTTTCTATCGGCTGCTTTGAATTCGGTAAAATATCCAACATCGTTTGGACAGCCTGATCACCACGCTGATCAACAGCGACTTCGGTAGCCTTGAACTTCTGTTCCTGAGCCTCCATCAACCAACCATAACAGATCACATCAACGTAAGGATCTTTCGGATCTGGCATTGGAGTTGCATCGTACAACCGTCCACGCCAATGATAAGTAGTCGACCCATCGAAAGTATATCCAACCCGAATCTCTATTCCCTTCTCGAAACCGAACCGAACATCATCATGCTCGAAGGAATAATACCCAGCCTTTCCACCAGAATTAGTAATGTCATTCTTCAGAGAGAAGTGAAAAGTGCCTGGAGTGCCAACACAATTAGTAGGTAGGATCCCGAAGATCCCACGATTATGCTCGAACTTCTTTGCCTCCAAAACATCAGCTGACCAGGCATCCCAGAGATCCACAAAGGACATCGCCCCTCCGGACACACCAGAGAAGTCAGTACCGTTCATAAAAGTCATTGTAGACTTAGCCTGGACCGCAGTCGTGATTGCTGTCATTCAGTAAACACTCCCAACATATTTGTATATGCCATTTATAACTCCGCATCCAGCGTAAAGTGACACTCAAGATGAGTATGGCTTAGTCCGCTACTACTGTAAATAAGTGCAGAAGATTCTCCGTGCTGTGTTCTAACTCCTACGTTTCCCGTTTGTGGACCTGCGCCTAGTGTTGCTCTATCTACCTTGGCACTAGCTCCAGCACTATCGTACAATACAATAGTTGGGGTTCCTCTCATCTTAGTCCACGATAATAGAAAACTAAGATAAGTTACTGTGGCGCAAGCCGCACTTGCACCGCCTCCCTGCATGTTCGTTGTTGTTGCAGTACCGGGTGCGGTTGCATAGTTATATGATTTCTGGAAATATCTCATGCAAAGTGCCAGTTCTTCCGCATAAGGTCTTGACACAAAATCAGTAGCCTTACTCCCTATTTCTAACTTGACCTGCGAAAGCCAGAAGTTATTATCCGTACTGTCACAAGCGTTGACTTGGTTGGAAGTGGCGCTATAGTTTCCGTTCTGCCAAACATCAGCGGTTGTTTGTATAGTTGTGCCAGCCGTTAGTGAAAACACAATCTTTATCCCTATTCCAGTTGTGTAATCCCATGTTCCACCTGTTTCATCAAAGTCAAGTGTGATAGTTTTCTTTTCCCATGTATCTGTTACTAATACTTCATATTCTACGACATAAGACCTGTCAGAACTACTATTCAAAAAGGCAACGCAATAAATACCTATCTTTGTTGCCTTCACCATAAACGAAAGCGTTGCTGTTCTATCGACAAGCGGAAAATAATCATAGCCTTCTACTCTGTATTGAATATTAGCAAAATCGTCAGCCGCAATCGACGCATCTATTGTTGTACAATCAACCTTCAAAGAGTGTTTACTCGTATGTCCACTCTCTGCAAAAGTTGGAACATCTGCATCTTGGGTGATGGTATGAACTGCTACCCCGTTTTTGCGATAGGTATATCTATCCAAAGAATATGCCCCAGTTGCAATCGCCGCAAAACTCGTACCTCGTTGAGAAATTTCCATGTCACCGTTAATGATGACGTTCTTATTATTCACCATATTATCAAACAAATCTGTCAGCAAGATATATTGATCAGTTCCAGTCTTGCCAACAATCCCGGTCGCAAGATAGATTGCATCCGCACCGACCGGAACAGTTGCTTTCGTAAGATCTAAAATATCAGTAGTCATTACATCACCGCCTGTTCTACAGCATTCCTGAAAGCGAGAACCATGTCCTCAATCTTCGGAAGCTTTCTCAGCTCAACAAGCATTTCTGATTGGAGCTTATTTGATACTCGTGAATCCTTTCCAAGCTCAGCAGTAATAACCTGGGCCATCTGGACACCGACCGAAGCAGCGGTCGACTCGGTACTCGCAGCAATCTCAGCGATCGACACCGGAGCAGCGACCTCCTTGGGAGCAGAGGATCCTACGGAACCAGAAGGAATACTTACACCGCCGGAACTAGGTAATAATTGTTTTCCCTTACTCTGTGAAAAAGTAGCAGGATCATACCAGGTATCTGTTGGAGGAATTGTATTCCAGAATTCTGGTGGCTTTGTATAAGTTGAAACCGGATCGTAGGAATCACCCGAAGCGTATTGACCGCCCATGTGACCGCCCAGAGAATGCCGACTACCAGGTCGGACACCAGCCCGAAGCATCTTAGCGGTCTGTGTAGCAGGGATAACCTGACCATGAACGATCAACTCAGGCCCAGCCTCACCTACCAGCGACACCGGAGCCAGGGCTCCACCTCTGGCTTGCGAATCATACCCAGGCCCTTTAGTAAATCCACTGGCATCCTGTTTATATTTCCTTCCCATTGCGTCTGTTTTCCAACCATCACTGGAAGGAACAGATGTATAACCTGATGGCATACCTTGCTCGGATTGATCAGCATAACCAATTACGACTTGTGCATTTACAGTCTTACCATCAAGCTCATCCAGTATTGCAATGAGTTCTTCAACTCTCAATGCTTCTGTTTCGAGCAGGGCAATCTGTTCTCCGATCTTTGTAGCAAGTGCAAAATTCCCAGCCATGACCGCTTCAACCTGCAGGAGCCTGAGTTGTTTCTCGGTAACATCACTGGTAGCTTGACCAGCTGCAATCTCAGCCGAAGTCAAAGCCCTCATGCCATCTGCAGCTCGCATAAGAGCCTCGGCATCATTATCAGTCGCAATCGCCTGGGCATCCATTCTCTCTATCAGGATATCGATAAGCTCAGCCTCTTCAATCAACCCATCCCGAAGCTCAATATCCCACTGTATCTTTTCCTGAACTGAAACCAAGCCAATATCCCAAGCTTGCTTCATCAAGGTATTCTTATTCATCACATCGGTCTGGGTATCCAGCCAACCCTGCCAAGCAAGATTCACTCGACCCAACATATTCACTTGCTGATTACCGAAAGCAGATTTGAATTCATTCCAATATCTCGGAGTCGACTGCAGTTGCTTCCCAACAGTATCCATCGCAGCAGCATAAGTCCCGGCAATCTGGGCTCCCTGCTTCATTACCGCATCAGACCTGGCCTGGACCTTCTGCTGCTCAGTCAAAGCGTCTTTAGACACGCCAAGATTCTCAGCCATATCTTTATACGCCTGATTGAAATTCACCTGGATGCCCATCGTTCGAGCCATGCGAGCGGATCCAGTTGTGATCACAGTAACCAACCGCTCAAATGCCTGGGAGCTATCAATACCAGCAATCACCGCAGCATCCTGAGCCAGACGAGCCATATCTGTAGAATCAGCCAGATCCATATTGGCTTGCTTCATCAGAGCCAGGGATTGTCTTGACTTCTCAGTCGTAATTCCTTGGGCTTGAATAGCTCTCTCTAAGACCCGAATCTCGGTTGTGGTATATCCAGCATTCCGGCCCAGCGTAGAAGTTACAACGCCCAGCGTCTCTACCCTCGCAGATAGCTTGGTAGCCTCAAGAGTAAACGTCCCAGCCTGTTTAGCCAGGGCTGCGAAGCCAATAGCAGCAACAGCGGTCCCCAACATCTTCATAGCTGCGCTGGTTTTCTTTCCTACAGCACCAGTATCACCCAGCTCCTTATTGACCTTCTTGATACCAGCGGAAGCCCGATCGACCGATCGAAGAACGATATCTACATTATTGTCTTTACCCATAACCCCACTCAGCCCTCAGCTGCAGGATCTGCTGCAGCAGATTATATTTCCCCGGGTTTTCTAAAGCCCAGGATGCCATGCTTGGAGCAGCTTTCAATTCCATATAATAATTATATACTTTCAAAGCAAATTCCATTGATCGAATCTCATGACCAGAAAGCACTCTCCCGACCACACCCTGGACCCCATACCTCTTGATCAGGGAGTTGAGATACAGCTCTGGTGAAGTTTCAATCTCAGCCCCATCGCCCACCAGCAATGCTAGGACTCCTATGCTTTTGGGATTGCAGGACTATATATCTTCCCGATCTCTTCAATCAACCAGGCAATAAATAGACCACTTGGAACCCTGGGTGAACCAGGGAAATTATCCGGAGAGATAACTCCTTCAGGCCAGAAATCCCCAACGATCTCCCAGGACTCAACCACAGAACAGATCGTAGTCAAGACAACAGCGTCAATCTCTGTCTGGGAAGCTTTCGCTTTGAGTAAAACCCGAACTTCTCCAATGGCCCGTTCGTAAAGTAACACCTGGGGCATCGTGAGAAATTCGGGTAAGGTAACCTTGCCAGGAAATTCAGCCACTGGACTCTTGATTGAACTCTTGATGATTTTAGACATTCTATTCATCCTTTGTTATTTGATTAGGTTATCGCAGCAGTTCCCCAAGCCGGAGCAGCGGAGCCAGGATACAGCCGGAAAGTGGCCGTATAGGTTCCGTTGATGAAATCCGGATTGTAGTTTACTTCGATCAATCCATTAGCAGCGGAAGATGCCAAGCCAAACACTGGCTCACCAGTTTCCCATGCATGCCGGATCCCAAGATAGATTGCGAATCCCAACGGAGTCAGGACACCATTCAATGGATATAGAACAGTGTGAGATCCCGACAGGGCAGCGACAGCCCCAGATCCTGAAGCAGCCTGAGCTGCAGCGGTATCAAACGGACCCCCGACTTCCAGAGAGTAATCCGGTTGACCAGTAAGGAATCCTTTCACAGCATCCTGGATAGCCGAAACATCGACCTCCGGATAATTAAGGCCCAAACCGTTGATGCTGGAAATAGGAAGATCACGCAGCGTACCAGCCGAATCTTCTAGCTGCCATTTTATCCACTTCCCTGAAGTTCTACCAGTATTTGCAGTCATAATTTACTCCTTCATATTTCTAGTGAATGCCCCGGACAAAGCCCAGAGCAAATGTTACAGTAGTCGCAGTTCCTAAATCAATCTGCCAGCGGAGATATCTCTTCACCGCAGCGGTCGTACCCAGGGCCAGGACACCAGACACCGGAGCCGAACTCGGATCGATCACACCGGAAGTCGCACCGGAGAGAGTATCGAAGTTTCCATCAGTATTCGTGGAAGCTTCCTCAACCAGGATGGTAACAGTCCCATCAGCATCGAAAGCATGATACATCATAAATCCACCCAGGGAAGATGCAGCACCATGAGGATCAATCCCAGCAGCGGAGTTGACACCAGTCTCAGCGCCATTAGCGTGAACAAGATGCCCCCAGGGAATCGGATAAGCTTTCGTATCACCACGCTCATCCCAGCCCCCAAGCTCGATCGTGACAGGGACAATACCTTCTTCACCAGCAGCCTTGTAGTTCAGCTGAGTAAGCTGGGCCATAAAAGCCGGAACACCAGCAGCTGGGGTAGCAATGCCCCCGATCGGAATCATCAGATCCCGAACTGCATCCGGAGTAGACATCACAGCATGCAGACCAGAAGTAG